TTATAACTTCATCAATTGTCCTAAGATACTTTCCTCATGACCAATATATATATTTGTCCTTTGAGCTGAGTATGGGCTTAATAGATCGATATCACTAAGAATAACTTTCTTTCTCAGTAGAATATTCTCTATAAACAAGTTTGATGTCAAAGCATAACGATTAGAGATAGCATTTATTGTAAATGCCTTCAATTTTTCAAAAGAAATACCACCTAATCCTTTTATAATACTTTTTCTAACTTCTTGTTTGTTTTTTCCTTCTAATTTTATCTGAAATAGATGCGCCATCTTTTTCATCTCATGAACTTTTAAAAGATCAAGATATTTTTCCTTACTCTCGACTCGTTGTAATTTACCTCTTTTCTTTAAAATAACTTTGTCATCTGCGATCTCCCAAACTTCAATTTTTTCATTAATAGAATTTAATATATTTGGGGTGTGTTTTGACGTAGTAACCACTACAACCTTATCGAAATAGTCAAGATATTTATCCATTTGCCCTGATAATCTATTAAGGCTATCTGCATCACTTTTGATCTCATATGCAATCATTTTTCCATTTTTTATGACAACAAGATCAGCCCTTCGAGAAAAAGAATCAATTGTTAACTCATTGATAATAATGGTCTTTTCATCAAGAGTGCCTTTTTTATATAGATGTTCAAGTACACTTCTCTTTAACTTTTTTTCAAAAGGATTATTAATCTTCATTTGCGCACCCAAAATAACCAAAAGTGAGGTTAGTATAATTTTCGATATTTATTATCAACGTATTTTAAGATTGTTCTGGTCGTAAATTCTAAAATATTGAGATAATCCCCGTACCATTGCATCATCTCTCTCCGTCCCTCCATATACTGCGCATGGTTATACGTCCCACGAATCGCATTCTTATCGACATGCGCAAGTTGGGTTTCAATCCATGCCGTATTGAACCCTTCCTCATGCAAAATCGTACTCATCGTGTGGCGGAAGCCATGCCCCGTTACCTTCCCCGTGTATCCAATCCGCTTGAACACCTGATTAATACTCGCTTCACTCATCGTTTTACGTGGATCATTGCGCCCAGGGAACACCAACGGATATTGCCCAGACATTACTTTGAGCTGCTGTACGATTTCCAGCGCTTGGGTAGAGAGGGGGACAAGATGAGGCCGTTTCATCTTCATACGCTCTGCAGGTATTTCCCACACCGCTTTCTCAAGATCAAACTCACTCCAGAAAGCACCTCGGAGCTCGCCAGTGCGAACTCCCGTAAGGATCAGCAGACGTGCAGCAAGAACAACTAACGGGCTTCCTGTGTAGCCTGCGAGAGCTTTAAAGAAGTCTGGTAACTCCTCAACAGTAAGGAAGGGATAATGCTTCGATTCATGCCCTGACATCGCGCTGGTTAGATCCGCTGCGGGATTGTATTCCGCACGACCAGTAACGATGGCGTAACGAAAAACTTCGCTACAGCGCTGGCGAACCTTCTTGGCCTTCTCTGTCGCGCCACGGCTTTCCATCCGACGCAGCACATTAAGCAGAACCAGAGGTTTGATTTCATTTACTGGCTGCTGGCCGATATAGGGGAAAATATCTTTATTGAATGCTTCGATGATATCGGAGGCATAACCTTCTGACCATCGGCTCACCTTCGTTCCGTGCCATTCAAGTGCCACAGCCTGAAACGTATTATTGAGCTGCACATCGCGAACCAGCTTTTCTTCTTTCTTGGCGAAAGACGGATCGATGCCCTCGGCCAGCTTTTTCTTGGCTTCATCACGTAGTGCCCTCGCTTGTGCAAGGGACACTGCTGGATAGACACCAAAAGCCATCCGCTTCTCTTTTCCATTGAAGCGATACTTCATCCGCCAGTATCTGGAACCAGAGGGCACAACCTCAAGATACAAACCAGCACCATCTGCCAGCTTATAGGCTTTCTCTCTGGGTTTAGCAGCGTCTACCTGTCTCGCATTAAGTTTCATTGGGGGCATCTCCCTGGACCGAACACAGAATGCCCCCACTTATGCCCCCAACAACGACTTGATTTCGGTTGAGTCCAGTTGATAACAGGAGATAAGATACGGGCCAGAAACCGCATTATACGGGCTTTTAGTTGATTTCGGTAGACTTGGGAAGAGTTTGAAATGGTGCCGATAATAGGAGTGAAATTAAATAATTAAAATATTGATTTTACTTTGCATTCTAACAACAAAAAAGGCAGATACCCGAATAGGTACCCGCCTTGTGTTTTACTCCCTAAAAGGGAACAAAACAATTAGATCTGTTTTTGAGTTGCCCGCGCTAACTCTTTCTTCAGCTCTTCCAGCTGCGCTTCGATCTCTTTCTTGGTCTGGCCTTTGGAGAAGTAATGCACCGCATAGCCAACCACAAAACCCACTGCAACATAAATTACTGCTGTCATCGTACTGCCTCCCGATCTGCGTTTAAAATTGCCTGGCACGCGCCAAGCTGTTTCACTACTTCGTCTGCTTCTCCTCCGATGCGGAGAAGAAATTCACTATCCGCTGCTGAAAGTTCGGCTCGCGCTTTTGCATAACCGACGCCGGCACCGCGGGTAAACTCGTTTGCCGCTGATACACGCGCGGCTTTGACGTTTGCGTGCAGCCTGAGATTGCCACTGCGCAAATCAGCGATAAGCCGATCAGTAGTTGCCTTGCCATCCTCAACCCCTCTTTGATATTCCGCATCAGCGCGCCCCGCTGCCGCGCGGGCTTTTGCCTCGGCAGATTTACGGTCTGCGTCCAGCGCTTCGCGCTCCTGGTTCCATGCCCTTTCGTCATCCGCCTTTTGCTTGTCCCATTTGGCCGTGACGATGTTCACGCCGGTAAAATAGCCACCCGCGAACACTCCGAGGATCACCGCCAGCGCCACAATCAATTTGCCAGGCATAACGCACGCTCCTTCTCACGGCGGATTTCCAGCCCTTTCAGTTTCTGGCCGCCGGCGTACACCCAGCGCGGGAACTGTTTACATGCGGACGGATACGCTACCGGCCCCTCACGGAAAAGGCCGAACATCGTCGAACGTCGCATATTCGAACAACCCAGGTTAAACGTGATGCTCACTGCGGCATCAAACGCGCCCTGTGGCAGATTGTTACCATTGGCATAGCGAATAACGCACTGCTCGGCGTCGAGAATATTTCGCTCCCAGTCAGCAGCGATCTGCGCGTCGGATTTTCGCGCGCCGGTAACGCCGTGCGTGTTCCCTATGCCGTCCGTCCACACGTCAGCAGGACATTTGTAAGGGTCGCGCTGACAGCCTTCGGCGTTGCCGATCAGCTCTAACCCCGCCTGGCTGGTCTTTACGTTGCCGTTGCTCAGCACCAGGCCAATGATGACCATTACCGAACACGCGGCACCGGCGGCGCCCGTCTTTTTGGATATGCTCACGCTTCACTCTCCCCGCCAGGCAGCGGCGTATATTGATCAGCCTCATCTACCGCCGCGGTTCGCCCGCTGCGCTTGTCGAGATAGTTGGCATACAAGTTTGTGCGTCGCTCCTCCTGCTTCCGTTTGGCCCGTGCATCAATGCGGCCAAGGACAAACGACAGCAAGGAAATCAGCACACCGATGGCGCCGAACGCGATGTAAATCAGGTCTTGCGTTGTCAGCCCGGCGGCCGAAGCTATCGCCGCCAGCCAGGCGAAAAACTGGGTGACAATGTTCACCGGTTGTTGATCGTTCATTCTCATAACCCTACCCCGCGGGGAATTAAGGAATGGTCACGCCCTTGGAGGCCATGAATGTGCGCATGTTGTTCAGCTGCAGCGCCATTTGGCTGAGTGTCAGCTGGGTGTTATAGATAGCCACCCCGCCGATCGTCCCGTCGACGCCGGTCAGCAGCGGACTGGTAAGAGGCGCGCCATTAATGAAAATGGTGTTTGTGCTCATCCCCCGGCCGGCGGTGATTTGCGTACTGCCGGCCGTACCGTTAGCACGCAGGAAGCTGATCGCGGAGTTGGAGACGGTGAACGCAAACGCCGTCCACCCGCCGGTGATGCCTCCGATTAACAGGCCCGTCGTTTCTACGTCAGTGTTGCCGGTACCGACGCGAACCGTACCGATACCATCAGTGCCCTGAGTGAGGCGGAAACCAACCCACGGCGCAGCGTTAGGCGTAAAGCAAGAAATGACGTTGCGCGCTGCCGCCGGGCGGGCGGGGATATTCAGCGCGATAACAAACGTCATTTCCTCCGCTTCGCGGATGTTCGTATCGGCGGAGGTGTTGTTCTCGGTGCACACCATCCCTTCGTTGTTGAACGTCGCGAGGGTGACCAGGTTATTTTCCATGCCGCTGAAATCACGGACGGAGGTCATGCCGTATGTGCCTAAGCTTGCCTCCGTGTTCATCGCCTGCACGGGATACGCCGGCGGGTAAATTGCGTCGTAATCGGCTGAGCGATTGAGGAACATAGTCATAGGGTTAAACTCCGTCAGTGTTTTCCAGTTCGAATACGCCCATCTGCGCCAGCTCCAACGTGCCGTTCTGGGCTTTGGTTACGATGGTCATGAAGGTTTCACCATCGGGGACAGTGAACTCAAAGTAGAAGTAGCCCCATTCGCTGGAAAGCTTCCAACTACGCAGCCCGCCAAGATAGACGGTGTCGTCAGTGTCGGCGATCGATGTGCCGCCTACGGCGTAGCAGGAAACCCAGGAGCTGGGGTTAGCGGTGATCTTGACCATGAAGCCGAGGCCATACCGGACACCCGGCGTCACAGGTACGGTGATATGGCTGGCGCTGATTTCCGTGTCGGTGCCCGCCTGCCGGTACACGTTCCCTACCACCGCAGGATCAGTAGTGACCGAAACATCATGAACCGTATCGCTTACCCAGCCGCTGGGAACGCCGCCGGAATGCTCCACAAACAGCGGGTTCGGCAGCTTGTTGTCGCTGGCCTCCGGCGTGGAGATAGACGCGGCTTTTCGTGGGGTGGTTGGAGACAACCATTTATTCAGCACCTCGGCCAACGCATCCCCCATAACTTTGGCGCCAAGCGGCGTCGGGTGTGAAGGGTCGAGGGTGCCGTCTGGCTTAGTCTGGTTGTAGCCCGCGTACCATTCCCCTGTTGCCGGGTCAGTAGTGGCAGCATGGAGATCCACCAGCGGCAAACCATATTTGGCCGCATATGCACGGCAAAGCGCGTTAATTTTGTAGCGCAGGACGTTCTGCTCGTCTGTGTTATTCGACTGCGCAGACATTGTGCAAATAACGGGGAGGATCCCGGCGTACCGCAACTGACGGAAAATCTGCAGCATTGCGGGCTTGGTTTCGTTCTCAAAGTCGAGCCGCTGCACCACATCGTTACGGCCAACCATGACGACACAGAACGTTGGTTTGGCTGCGATGATTTTAGGGATGCGGGTTGTGAGGATTTGCGCAGCGGTATACCCGCCCTTAGCCGCCATCCCTGAGTATTTGTACTGCGCACCAGTTTTCAGCATCGCCCACGCCGACCAGCATTGCGCGTTCACACACGGCGCGTACGAAACACCGGTCGCATTCGGGCCGGAGAATGCCAGGCCGAATTCGTTAATCGAATCCCCGGTGGTCATGCCGTCGTTCGGCAGCGCTCCCCGCTGCGTTGTCATTGGTACGCCGTGCAGCTCTACAACACGCCCGCCCTTGCGCAGCCCGAAAGCCACGCGCTGATTATTACCTGCAAGGCCGAAGTCATAAGCAGAATCATCAGATGGCAGCATGACCGAGTTCGACAGCGTGACGCTATCGTTAACAGCTAAATCATAAGCCTGCGTTTTACCGTACAAAGTCTTATCCCCGTTGCTCAGGATTTCCATCGCCATACGGCCGCGCTTGTCCGCGAAGATCGTCCGGCCATCTTGTTCATCAATGGTGTAAACGCCGGCCGTGCGCTGCTCCAAAGCCTCTAGGGAGGTACCGATTTCATCGACGTATTGGCCTGACGGGTAGGTAATGTGGTTACCCGCCGCATCGTTTACAGGTACGATCGTGCCGTTGGCGTTGCGGTAAACACCGACGAAACGTTTGTTGTTATCGAGCAAAATGCTGACCAGGGAACCCACGGGGATTTTGCCGGCGTTGGCCGCATCCTGCGCTTGCGCCACACTTTCATAGATGCCGGATGCAACAATCGCGGAGGATGCCGCAGATTCAGCACGTTCCGCCGCGTCTTGAGCGTCGTCCCGTGCGTTCTGCGCCTCAGTAACTGCGGAGTCAACATCGCCGAACTTATCCGCGATAGCTTCGGTTTTATCGCGGGCTGCTTCTGCACGGTCTGCATCGGCTTTAAGCTCGGCAATAAGGTCGTCCGGGTCTGTGTCAGAATCCGGCGGAACCTTTACCGCGCGGTCGATTTGCTCCTGCAGCTGCTGGTCAATCATGATCTGACGGTCAAAATCCTTATTGACCGTCTCGTTGCGAAAGTCGCCGTTGTACTGGTAGTTGGTCGTGCGGTCCAGCGGCACGATACGGCTGATAAGCACAACGCTACCGTCGGCTGGCGGGGTGAAAAATGTGATTTCGCCGCCGCCGGAGTTACCCAGGCCGGCGATCGTGTAATCGGTAGTAACCGCACCGTTAACCAGCACCGTCAGGTCTTCGGCGTCGAATACAGGGTATTCAAACGGGAAAACCGTCGTGGAGCCGTTGGCGGTATATTTTGCAGGTGTGTAGTCTCTTGGCACCGTCATTAGGCAGACCTCGGTCAGTAGTCAACAGCGACTTCGTGATCGCCGTCCGATGGTTGCCAATGTTCCCGCGCCTGCACATTCGAAATCTTGACTAACTTCCCTATCCGTACCGGGGTCTGCCCGATAGCGCCGGCACCGGAATCGATGTAGTCATCGTCCTGGTTGGTCAGCTCAGGGTTGAAATCGCGCATCTGGTCGTACATAGGGCCATCGAGAACGTCGACGTGCGCCCACAGGAATTTAGACGACAAAGGCGCTTCGAAGGCGTCGAGGATCCGTTTCTGTTTGTTCGCGGTGGAGAACTCTTCGGAAACACCGCAACCGGTCCCCTTGAGTGCCTGGCGCAGCAGTTTCGGCGCAAAACCGCCGGGGCCGTTGACCTCTACCACCACGCGGGGGATCTGAAACTTTGTCACCAGCTCTCTGATCTGCACAACCTGACCGCCGACGATTTTGTCGTTCTCGTCAAAATCCGCCAGGTCACCGACTAACCCCTCGCACTTATGCCAATACAAGTGCCCGCGCGCGTCGGTGAACATGATGGTGAAAGCACTGGCATCCGATTTGATTTTACCGAGCGCCACATCCCAATAGGCCACCGCCCCGACAATCTGCGTGCTACCCAGCCACATCGTGCAGCTGCCATTCGCAAAACGGATTTCGGGGTGAACAGCGTAGGCACGGATGCGATCGGGATTAAGCCGAACATCACCGACGGGTTTGCTATGCAGCTGGTACTGGCTGTCCCAGGCGTTGATAGTTCGCGTTTTCTTCCGGCGCTTCTCCATCTCTTTACGGTCGAAGCGTTCCGGCCACTCACAAGCCGCGTAGCAGTCAATCAGCACATCGGGCGGTGCGGCGAATTCAATGCCAAAATCCGTAAGGCGATAGTCGGTTCCTTCCACCAGCAGGCGGCCGCCCTTATGGATACCGGTAAAAACGTACTCCGGGCGGAACGGGAGCCGATAGGCTTTTTTCGTGGCTTTCTCCGCCTCGATCCGGTGTTCCTTGCGAAATAGCTTAATCGTGAAGCAATCCGCGCCCATCTGCTCCAGCTCGTCGTAAAGGCTGTCGTGCGTGTGGGGGGTGCCGATGTAGAGGGTACGCCCGCCCGGTACCAGAATGTGCGTTTGTTCCTCCAGGCGGTAGCGCAGCTTTTCGCGCGCCTCCGGCGTCTGGATGTTTTTCGGCACCTCCACGTCGTCGTTCTGGCATTCGTCAGCGCGCGCAGAGGTGACGTTAGACAGAATGCCTTTGGCGTACATGTTGGCGTTTCGGCTATCTTCGGAACCGTTCACCCACCACTGCTCTACCGTGCCCTGACCGTCGGGCAACATGCCAACAGTTAACGGGTGATTACGCAGCACGTTCAGCGTATCGCGGCTGGTCTTATACGCGGTGCCGTCTGATTCAGATTGATGCAGGATGCGGTAGGTAGGGTCGCTGTAATAGCGCCAGGCGTTGTACACCGCCAGAATCGTCGACTTACCAAAACCGCGAAAACAACGAAGCACCGCGAGATCCCCACGGTGCTCCAGCCAGTTAACGGCGCGCCAATGGCAGTCGGGCACATCCCAGCGCATACGCTCTGACCACATCAGGAAGAACGCAGGGAAAGAGACCATCAGCCCTTAGCCTTTGCCATCGCCTTGGCAACGATGCGCTGCGCGTCGGCTTCCGCTTTGGCAATCTGCTTATCCGCTTCGGTCTCTGCGGTGTTTTCAGGATCTACAGGCGAGCCGCTGCGGTTGTGCATCCCGATCAGAGAATGGATTTTGACAAGCAGAGTCAGCGTAGCGGCCGCGTTCTTCTTTTCCCAGTACCGGTCGCCGCGCTCATCTTTCGTTAGATCAACGCTCGCTTTCCCTGCCCCCGGCCAGTTATCGGGGTTGGACTCCGTGAGGACTACGCCCGTCAATTTATCGCATAATGCGGTCAGCCGCGTTTTGTAATCTTCGTGCATAAAATAGCCCCATCAGTATGATGAGGCTATTCTGTTTGCTGAGCAGATTCGAAATCCTGAGTGTTTACCTGTGGGGAATAAAATGAAAAATAGATCTCTTATTTTAGCTACCACCCTTTTACTTACGGGGTGCGTGACTTTCGGACAAATGGATAATGGGCTTGATTCTTTAGTCGGTAAAAATAAAGACGTTGCGTTTCGTGTTTTAGGATACCCCGGACAGGTTCAAGACTTCGACGGGGACAAAGTCTATACATGGGCTAACTCTACATCTGGGGTAGCTATGTATTCCGCACCGCAGACTACATACGGCAATGTGGGCGGAACATCATTCTACGGAACCACCACGCAAACTAATGCGGTACCGGTAGAATACAGCTGCAAAATACAGATTATCACCGGGGGTGATGGCGTAATTAAAGACTATAACTATGATGGAAGTATTGGCGGGTGCGAAAGCTACATTCACCGCCTGAATAACTACGCCAAAAAGGGATAGGGCGACGTTACTCCGTCGCCCTATAGTTGCTAGCGCATACCGGGGTCGACCTGGTTAATCAGCGGAGCGATCCAGAACAGATTATTACCGGGTAATAGCGTACGGGCGTTGTGCAGCACCCGATCGCCGGCGTCGCCATTCAGCACGCCGGCAGTAACGTCGGTAAGGGTATCAAGCAAACCGAACGTCGGGCCGAGGGCAGAACCGATAAACCCCCGGCTAGCGTAGCGCGACTGGGTGCCCGTGCCGAAGATAGCCCCTAATCCCACCATCCCGCCGGATGCTTTCTCCGCCATGTTGTTATACTCCATCAGAGGGCCGAGAATACCGGAGCGGTCTAACCCCTCCAGCACCAGTTTCTGCGGGGACATATCGACTTCCCTGCCGTTAGCCGTTTCCTTAAGGGCGTACGTCAACGCGCCAAGCCCTATCTGGAACGCGGTGCCGTAGTAGAATTGCGCGGTACCTTCCTGCAATCCGCCCAGCGTCGCGCGGTTGTAGGAGGCGGTGGCGAAGGATTTGAACTGGAATACGGTCTTTCCCAAAGGGGTACTGGCCCACAGGGGAGTATCGCCGATACCTGGCGTGATAACTGTGTTGTTAACGTCCTTCAGTACCGCCGATTGGAAAACCCCCGCGACGTACTGGTCGTCCCATTTTTCGAAGTTACCGATGTGCCACCCGTCGATCTTCTCACCGTGTTTGGCGAATTCAGCCTGGACACGCGCGGCCATATTCGGATTGATACCGAGCTTCGCCAACTTCTTGGCCGGCGCGCCACCGGACAAGATGCGGTCAGCGGTTAGCATACCGTTAACCGATTTGTTCATATCGTCGAAATGCCCCATAAGCGTGAGCTTACCGAACACATCAGTGACGCGCTCCATACCCGCCTCCACGGCGGTGGTACGCGCCGAACCATCGACTAAATCCCCCATCGTGCGCGCTCGGGTATGTAGAATGGTTTCCAGTCCTACCGCCATTTTCTGCATTTCTGCCTTACTGGCTTTAAACGCCGGCGAACGGGTGATCATGGCTGAATAGCCGCGCATCGACTGGCTGAAACCATTAACCATCACACCGCGAGCCAGATCCGGGATAGCTGATACCGTCATGCCCCCCAACTTGGTGACAAAGTTGGCGCTACGCATAAACGCCCCTGCCCGTACAAAAAATGACGAAGGGTCATCCGGCATGCCATACGTGCCGACCAGGCGATCACGCAACGCGGTAATATCTCGAATGTCGTTTTCGCGAGCCTTGGCAAGCTTCTCCTGATCCTTTGGATTGGCCCGCATCAGCGCGTCATATTCGTCCTGAATATCTTTAAGCTGGGTGTCCAGGTTCTTATTGCCAAACGTCCGTGTTAGCTCTACCTCGGCGGAAGCCTCCCTGATATGGCGCTGCAGGACGTAATTAGCGTCACTTTCCAGATAGTCCTTCATCAGATTGTCCGGGACGCTCAACGTCCGCGATTTGGTGCTGCCGGCGGCCTTCACCGCAAACACGTTTACGAAGTCCTGGGGGATTTTGGCGCCGACAATTTTGTTTATCGTGGCATCGGCGGAGATCTCCGCCTCCTCCCGCGACATAGTCTTTTCGCCCCGCGACCACCAATCCACCAGCATTTTGCGGAACTTGTCGCGCTCGCTGATAATTTTCCCCACCTTATAGATGCGAGGAAAATAGCTGGCCTGCCCGATAGCCTTTAACTCCTCGTCAGCGGGGAGCAGGCCAAGTTTTTGCTGGGCCACTTTCATTTTATCCACTACCTGGCGCATAGCCCGCGCGGCATCCTGCACCACCGGGTTACTGTGCACGTCGCCGCTTCGCATGGCGTTGCCGACTTCCTCTCGGAACGCGGAGAAACTGAGATCGCCGCCGTCGGCTTTATATTTTGCGTACGCCTGCTTATTGGTGACCACCACGGCGGCTTCTTCACGACGCCAGCCTCGTACGCGGGTTTCTGCCGCCACCGGCGTTTCGATGCCGCGCAGGTTCCCTTCAAGCGTGAAGTTATTCTCCGCCAACTCCAGCGCCGTCCGGCGCGAAACTTTGGAAGGCGACTCCATCAGACGCGTCACCGGGGTTAGGTAACTGCCAGCGCGGCGTGCTGCTCGCCCTACCATCCCGCCCGAAACTGGGGTTAAATCCTCCAAAGTGGCTTCACCGATTCTGGCCGCACCAACACTTCCACCATCTGGGAGCGATGCTGCGGCATTATCGACAGCAGAGGTAACACTCAAATTGTCTAGGGCGTCGCCTACCTCACGGGTGGCCGCTTGCCTAACTGCTGGGGACAGAGCGGCGCCTGCGGTGGCAAATACGCCGCTCAGCATAGCCCCGGCAGCTACGTGCGCCGCACTTTCTCCCCACGTTCTGGTGATCTGCTGATTGTTCAAGGCAATCTCGCTAATCGCAGTGCCTGCAGCGCCGATCCCTATCTGGGAACCGATACGGGCTAACGCGCCCCCCTGCGCTCCCGGAATAAACATAGAGGCGACGGTCACAGGGTCCACCACCCCGGCAGCAATACTCGCCAACGTTCCCACGCCCCCAGCTTCAGCCAGGGTGCGGCGGTCTTCGTTTTCATCGTCAATCTGTTGCTTTATCCAAGCGGTTTCCTCGGGGGATCGAGCGTCAGCAAATGCTGTCGCCCATTGCTCGTAGCCCTGCAATTCATGCTTATCCGCGTACGGATTGTATCCGTCGGTGGGTTCAAACTGTTTAGACGGCCGGAACATCCCCGCGAGTAAGTTGTTTTGGCGAAAAGCTGCGTCCCAAACCGCCGGCTGTTCTTCCTCCGGTTTAGGGTTCACCCCTTCCGGTAGCTGGGTGTCAAATCCCGAAGTGGAGGGCAAAACGTCGCCCGCAGGTGTGAAACCGTTATTTCGTTCGTCAGGGGCTGCGTATACCGGCATTATTCTGAACTCCATGAAAAGTATTTTTTCACACGATCAACACGTTCATCGTGCAGGCGTTTGTACATTGCGTCTAAAGCGCGGTGTTTATCCTTGAAGTCCCGCAGTTCCTGACCTTTCGACATCTCGGCTTGATCCTTCTCTTCCCGTTCCTTTTGCATCTTCTGGTAAGGCTCCCAATCCTCGAGGGAAGGCTTCCATCTCATCGGCCGCCCGTAGTAGTCGTAATACGGCTGTACGGACTCAATGCCGTCTTTGTCCTTTGTACGCACCATGATCGCGTAATCCCCGGAACGTGAGGTTAAGACGTCGGGAGCTATTTCCAGCTCCCCGCCAACCTTAGATTCAGGGGTTTTAGTTTCGACAAAGGCCGTACGCCCCGAGGTGATGCCGAGTTGCGCCCCGCTGGTTGTAATCTCTTCTGTGCGGTCTCCGTACATTAACCGCTGCTTTTCAGCTTTCCACTGTTCCGCCTGCCACCCGGCGGGGCCGTAGTTATACAAAGCTTCCGGGGCATACTTCATAAATTTGGCGCCGCCGTTTACTTCGCTAATACTCCATGTCCGGGCGATCTGCTGGTTGGTCATCTTGGTGGCCGCAGCAGCGTTACCGCCGGCGGTGCGGTAGTTCAGGTCATAAAGTGTTTGGTAGTCATTGCGAAAACGCGCTGCTTCCGGTGTTTGGTCATCGGCCGACGGATCCCAGCGAAACCACTGTGCCATGTTACTGACCGCCGAACTCATTGCCTTGCCTCGGTCTTTCTTATACGAAGCAGACCCCTGCTCAGAGGCCAACTGGGCTTTTAAGGCGTCCGTCTGGTTATATGTAACATTCTGCGCCTGCTCGATCGCAGCATCCGAAGCCATGCCCGAATCTGTCAGTTGTTTAACCGTCAGGTAAAAGCCCTGCATTTCTTTAGGCATATCCCCCACGGAGGCCGGATCGGTGTCATACAAGCGATCGAACAAGTCAGCGCCCTGCTTCACTACCTCAGGGCTACGGGCGCGAGAAATCGCTGTCAGTTGCGTGGTTACCTTCTCCGGGATAATGCCTGTTTGGGCCACCTGCTGGACGATAGAATCGTGTGTGCTTACGTCGTTGATTCGGAAGTTCTGCGCAGTAGCCGTTGCATCCGCAGCTTTCTGCATCGCTTTATCTGTCGGGTCGAGTTTTTCGCCCATCAGTAAGGCGTCATTGAAGCGCCCGGCGTCACGCTGTGCCTGGATCGCGGAATTGCTCTTTTGCACCAAAGCGGAAAGCTTCCCGTAGGCGTCCATTTTTAGCGCGTAATCCGGGTCATTCACCTGCGGCTTAACGCGGGCCAGTTCCTCCTGCTGTTGCGCGGGTGAAACATACTGGATTGCCTGGAACGTCCGCGCATTGTCGATAGCGATCCCCAACTGCCTAACCATCTTTTCGCCCTGGGGGCCGTACGCGAATTGGATAGTGCCTTTATCGGGCATAGCCTCCGGGACTTCGCCGTTATAAAGCTGGGTAAGAGAATTATTCAAGACCGGCTCGAGCTGATTACGCACCGCGGTACGCTGCTCGCGGATTTGCGCTTCGGCAATATTGTCGATCTTGTTCACGGTAACCGGGTCTATCCCGGCTTTGTTTTTCCGGTATCGAGTCAGCCAACCCCGCGTTTCGGCCGGCAAGTGCTTAACGAACTCTGTTTCCGACAACTCACCGTTACGTGGGTCGCCTACTTTTGCGATCAGCTTATCGACATTCCCCGGCCCCCAGTTATACGCAGCCCCCGCCAGCGTTTCAGAGCCGTATTTGCTGTATAGCTGGTTAGCATAATCACTCGCAAGGAGCGTATTTTGCTCCTCGTCATTCGGGTCGTACTGCACGCCGCGCTTGGCCGCCAGCTCTTTACCCGTGCCGGGCATTAACTGGTATTTACCCTGCGCGCCGGCAGGTGATGTAACAACGCTCCCGTCCGCTTTGAAGTGTTTGCCACCTGACTCCACAATGCCAATCGCCCGCATATCCATACCGGAGCCACCACCGCCAGGCATGAAATCCCCGTTTAACCACCCCGTCGGGTTAGTAACCGCATAATTCTGCGCACGTTGCGTCATAGCCTGCTGATTAGCTTCAGCAACCGCAGACGTGATTTGCTCCGGAGACCAGCCCTGCGCCTGCCCGTACAGCTCGATAGAATGCCGGCGGGCGCCGCGGATAAGCTCCGCAGCCTTTGGATCTTCAAACGCCGCCGCTTCCTGTTCGACAGAGTTTTGCACGGTAGCATTAAGCTGCTGTCGTTGTGCCTGTGCCGTCTGGGAAATTTCGAAGGTGTTATACGTGCTCGCGCGGCGGATCTGCCCCGCTTTCCATTGCGCGTCAAAGTACATCTGCTGGCTTTCCGGGACTCGCTTACGGGCTTCGTCGTAGTCCGTGGCGTCCAACTTATCCATATCGGAACCTACGCCGGCGGATTTAAACCCTTGGCGCGTAACAAGCGCCCCCGTTTCGGGGTTCTCCCATCGGTCGTTAGATTTCGCTTCCAGATCTGTGAGGATAGCCTGCGTCGCCGCCAGATCAGCTTTATCTTGGATCTTTTGTATATCAGCCACAGCCTGACCCGCAGCACCGCCAGCGACAGATAAGGCATTGCCAACAGCCCCAACCCCTTGGACATTGGCTCGGGACGGTTGGACTTGTGGGGTTACGTTCCCGAAATTTCCGGTTGGTATCCTCATTTTTTACTCCCTGATTTTTTCCAGCCGTTATATGCCGTTCCGCCTGCACTCAGTAGCGAACTGCCTGCGTTGATGTAGCCCGCCGTCGCTGCATTGCGGCCACTAATACGGTCAGCCTGCGCCTGGGCATTGAGGCGGGCGCCTTGGTTGTTGCCGTTCATGATCGTGGTGTAGGCATCTTCTTCAGCGTCGCCGGTGATACCCGACGTGATACGCAGCGCGGTACCTTCGCCAGTTTCCACCCCTGATGCCGCCAGCGCCGCGTTAGCCGCTGCTGCCTGCTGCCGGCCGGCCTTACGGATTTTATCCGCTTCAACCTTTGCCGCCGCGCGCTGCGCCTCGGCGTCAGCCTGTGCTTGGTTGGCCTGATAGTTCGCCATCTTCCGCTGCTGCTGCCCCTGCGCAACTGCGCCACCAGCGGCCAGCACTGTCGACGCGACCGCAGCAATTTCAATACCTGTGCACATACTTAAACCTCCAGCGAATACAGTAAGCCCGTGCGGGACAGCCCGAGCCGTTCATACATTGCGCCCGTACGTTCTTCGTGAACGCCGGTAGTGATCCCCATGTTAATTACCGCTGCGCCGCTGGCGCCGGCCCATTCAATAAACGCCTTAGCAAGCCGTGGCCCTGCAGAACCGCCGCGATGCTCGGGAGCAATAAACAGGCCGTACTCGAACGCCATCAGCTTGCGAGAAAACCACTGCTCGGCGATGCCACCGGCCAGCCAGCCGATAACCCGCCCGTCGCGTTCAGCAACGAACACACAGCCCAGCGGCTCCACAATCAGGTGCTTCGCCAGGTCGGCGCATTTCTGCCCGTCAAACGGCGAGTTTTCCGCGTAGCGGGATTCCAGGTACATCCGGGCGCCAAGTTCGATCAGTGCCGGGATATCCCCGGCGGTCGCATTACGGATCATTTAGCCCCCGTTGCTTGAGAATGTGGAAATAATGGCGAGCAGATGGAACGGCAGCGGCTGGCGCTGCTGGATGACCAGCGTATCTTTGTCACGTGACCAGCCCAGCTGCCCGATGCGCATATCGCCCGTGAACAACGGCGCAGGTTTGTCGAGCAGGTTCCCGCCCATATTGCGGAACGCGATAACCTGACCGTTCAACTCGGCGCCTGTGGTTTCGAGGAAACGCAGGGTGACTTCGCTTTGCCGCTTTCTGGCGTTCTGCGTCGTGCCTTCCGTGGTGGACAGCTCCGGCGTGAGCGTCTCGATCGTCGTTTCGTAGTGCAGGCCCACTTCGATAGCCTTGGCCGGGCGGGCGATCGTAACTTCCCCGCCGGTGACCACCTGCGGCGGCATCACCGAACCGTCGGCCACAACATCGACCGTCTTCCCTTCCAGGTGGCCCAGCCCCTGCCAGGTCTCCGCGCCGGCGGAGTTCTCCCCGGTAGTGGCTGCGTGGGTTTGCAGCCGGCGGTCGAACACCTCGACGTATCGTACGGTTTGCCCGTTAACCTCGCGGCGCACCAGCGTGTACACGACGTCGTCGCTTTCGGATGGAATGGCGGCCACTGACTCAAACGCCCCATCAGTGATTTGGCGCGACCAGGCGATAACCTCTTGGTCGCGGTCAATCGCCATCGTTGCCATAACCCCGTCGCTGCGTACCATCCAGATAAACGCATCCGGCTGCTGTTGGTAGGCCATGTCCACTACGCCGCCGGCGGTGATGTGCTCCGCCAGCACTGTCATGTCGTTGGCCGAGTACGACACGAAGCTGTCGGGGTCGTACGCCACCGCATACAGTTTCCGGCTGGCGCGCTGGACGAACATGATCTCGGTACCGACTCGCACAGGGCGAATGTCATTGCAGCCGTACGGGCTGGGGTTTTTCACTGAAATGTTCGTCGGGGTGATCGCCGAATCGTTCCCCGCGGTGATGGTGAACTCGCCGCCATAAGTCAGCGCGATCAGGGTGTTCATCTGGGCAAGGTGAACAATCGGGTTCAGCTGGTCAGAGGACAATGTAAAGCTGATGGCGTCATCGTCATCCGTACCCAGCTCAAACGACAGATAAATACCGGTTTCGCTGAACCAGATGGTTTGCGGGTAGCGCGTGCTGCCCGCCAGCACCAGCCGCTGCTGATACAGCGTGACGGCGCCGGGGTACCCCAGTTCGTCCGTCCAAACGGTGTCTTCGCGCGTCCAAGCGCCAGGGGATGCCGGCTGCGTGGCGCTCAGATCCGTGCGGATTACCCCGACAGCGGTTTGCGCATCGGTCACACTATTGATCAGCACCAGGCCGCTGTTGATACGGACGTACGAGCCAACGTCTTCGGCAACCCAGCCCTCGCCCGTGAACGGCGGTTTTTCTTCGCTGTCCTTCGGCGGCTCCGCGTCGCTCAGCGTTAACGTAATTTCGCTGCCGACAAACTCCTTAACGGATGGCTCGCACCACTTTTCAGGGGTCGGGCGGATCTCGTCGAACGGCTCGACGATGAACGGACACGGCTCAAGCACCCAATCAAGCTGCCCGCGACGCTGCAGCCTGTGCGGTTTAACCGCCGGGTGCACAAGAAACATCGTATCGGCGCCCTGCACGTATTTCACCGATCGGAGCATGTCCGCTGTGTAAGGACTTGCCACTTCGTACGGTGTGCCGTCGGCGTTCACCAGCTGCGCCCCGTTCTGATAGAAGCGCATATACCCGTCGCCCAGCTCCAGCATGTACGCCTGGGAACGGTTGAACACGTACGGGATAAGCCGCGCCAGCCGGTCACCATATTTTGCAGCAGCGGAGAAGCGCAGCCCCGGGCAGCGGATAACGCCGCCCTGCACCACGCACATGCCGTTTTCAATGCGGGTCGCGCCGTTGGCGTACCGGGAAATATCAACACGCCCCATCAGGCGCGGCGAGATTTCGCCGGCGGTGAAATTGGTTTTGATGATATTGGCGCGCATGGTTAAAACCTCGACTCAAGCGTCGGATAGCCGCCCAGCTCTTCCGGCGGTTCTTCCTGACCGTCGATCGCTTTCGCCTGGCGCAGCAGGAACGCCGCCTCTTGCGTCAGCGCGTCGCGCAGACTGGCCGAACCCGTTACGGCATACGCCAGCTTGGCCGCCATCGTCACTTCGGCCAACTGCACCAGCGCCGGATCCCAGGTGGCCTCGTTTTCGTTGCGGAACACATAACGCAGGTGCAGCGACTGCATGTTCGCCAGGATTTTATTCCCTTCAACCCGATACGCTTCGTATTCCCACGGCGCACCGATAGACAGTATCCGCACCATGTCGCCAGGTAGCGGGAACTGAAAGCGGAAGCCGAACACGGGGACAATGGCGCTGGGTGACAGGACTACGCGTTTAACGGCGCAGTTCCACGGATGCTTACGCAACAGGTCGTCGCGCACGCTTGGGTACAGGTTGGCGCACAGCCTGGCGTGGTCGGTACCTTCGTCAAAGCTGTTAATCGGGCCGTCGCCGAGGAGGAGGAGCGCGTTAGAGCAAATGGACACGCTGGAAATGGTGGAAGCCATAGCGATACCTCATGAAAAAAAGGCCGGGGTGTTACCCCCGGCAAGGGAGCGCTGGCATTAAACTGCGAAGCTGATTGCGACAACCTTGTTTTCTGCGGCACGGCCAGCACCGTACGACGCATCAACAGAGATCTGAATGGTGTTGTTTTTGTCACGGCGCGGGCCGATATCGGTGTTGTATTCCGCACCGGTACCGAAGTGCACAGCGGACTTACACCAGGCGGCGGCGGTCTTGACGGTCATCCCTTCGCTGTCGCCGCTACCCGCCACGGAGTCGAGTTTTTCGTACGCCAGCCAGTTGAAGCCGAGCCATTTGGACGACACCGCACCTTCCTGCAGCATCTTGACAGCCATAAAATCGGCGCTGGTCAGCGTGGTGTCGCTCAGGATCTGCGTCAGCATGTCGGCGTTGTACGTGATGTACAGCTCTTCGCCGTTCTGCTCGTCACACTCGTTGCGACGGAACATAGCCTTGGTCGCAATCAGCTTGGCCTTGGTCATGCCGGTACCGCCGGATACGATTTTCTGAGCTGCGGGCAAGGCAACCGGAGCATAAGCGCCAGTGTTAGAGGTTTTGCGCAGAACGTCGTCCAGCAGCGCGCGATAAATCACGTCGTCCTTTTTGCGATTGGCCGCTGCCAGAGTCAGTTGCAGGTATGGGCCTTGCGGGTCTGCGATCAGTTTGCGCAGGTCGCGTTTTTCAACAGGTACGAACACGCCGTAATCCGCCATCAGCGCATTACGTGTACCGGCCTCGGGCACATCCCACACCGTATCGCCGAAGCGTTCGGTGATCTGCGTCATTTCGATGGTGCCCATGTCGTTGACGGTGAACGACGCACCGGTAATCATGCCGCGGTCGTGAACAGCAGCCTGCAGGCGGGAATCCTTCTGCTGCGACGCAATTTCAAAAGAATCATGGAACTGCTGCACGAATGCCGCGGTGATCATGTTCTTGTTGGGTTCAAAAGCCATGTTAATCACTCCAGTAGTTGTCGCCTGCGAGGTATCGGTTTCCCGGCTCGAATCAACGCTGCCCGGTTGGCGCTTACGGTCAGCGGGGAATTTGTCAGGTATCCGGCTCCACGCCGGGCTGCTGGCGTGAGGATCTGTTAGGTGGGCGTTCGAAATCTTGACTAAATAAAAAAGCCAGCGGTTAGGCTGGCTTCTAGATGGGAACTGTTAGGTATTACGCGACGGGTTGGTCGCCGTAGTTTTTCCGGTAGAACGCGCGAACCTGTGCGGATACCCGCTCATGGTCGGCATGTTTTGGATTGGTGTAGGCTTCGGACTTCATCAGGTCTTTGATAGCCTGCTGTTCCTGCGGGTCGCTGCCCCCTACCGGAGAATCCTCGCCCATTTCCGCGCCAATCTTCGCAAGCATGCGAATGACCATAGGGTTGTTGCCGATCTCGTCCATCTTCCCTTTGTCGCCAGGGTCGGCCAGGTTGTTGAACGCACGGAATGCCAGGCCGAGGTTTTTGTTAAACTCGCCGTCGGTCGTCCAGGTCTCGCGCAGTTCGGTTCGTGCCGCGTCAGCGTCCAGCTCTGCGGCGCCGCCAACAAGGCCAGATGCGCGCTGCATGTACTCGCCAAGGATAAAGCCCATCTGGTCGTTGGTGATGCCTTTGGCGTGCGCCGCTTTCAGGAAGCCCTGCATTTCCGGGTCGCCCTTAAACTCTTCCCAGTTGAAGCCCTCGGCCTCGACCTTTGGCGCGTACTCGTCCGCAGTCTTTGGAGGTGCATCACCGCTGCCAAAGCGTTTTTCCAGGTGCGTATATGCGTCGGCCAGCTTGCGTGCAGATTCCTGCAAACTGAATTTGCCGTCTTCGCCGTTGGCGCGGTACTTCTCCGGGATGAAATCCACGTCAGCGGTCTGTTGCTCAGCACCAGCGCCATCCGTGCTCAGCAGGGAGTTGCCGCCCTGGTTATCCTGCTCCGCAGGCTGTTGCTCAGCACCAGCGCCGCCCGCGTCGCCGCCGGCGTCTGCGTTCATGAATACGTTTTTAATCTTCCACATCGTCGGTTACTCCGTCAGCTCTGTTGAGTTGCATCAAAATGAAATCGAGAACGGAGCGCTGCCCCGCCCGGTAGCACGATTCGCGATCGGCTTCGTGTCCACCCTGTACGTAGATGGCCCGGCCAAATCGCCGGGTTAGTTCATCCAGAATTTCCGCGCCTGCCGGCATTTCGGTGAACAGGGTCTTGTAGTCTTGTGGGCCTATCTGCTTCATTGGTTACCTGCCAGTCGCTGGCCGAGTGCCGCCCCGGCCTCCTGCCCCGCTGCATCTGCGGCCTGCTGCCCGGCCTGCATCATCAGCGCTTGTTGCTGCTGTTGCTGCTGCGCCTTGGCGCGCTGCTTCCGCAGGTCAGCCACTGCGCCCGACGAGCGAATGACTTTTGCCGGTACACCCAACGCATCGGCAACGACGCGGGTCGCCTCGTCCACATCGACCAGGTCAACAACTTCCTGGCTGATGCTCGCCATGTTCGCCACGTTCTGCCCGAGGCGTTCAATCGCTGTGACGTCTTCCAGCTTCTGCGCCCGTGCCAGTGGCGAGATGTAGCGCACGTTGAAGTTTGCGTTTTGCAGGCTTTCCGGCGGTTCAGGAAACACACCGGCGCGGAACGCGATGCCAAAACAGCGTTCGACCAGCGGCTGCAGGTATTCCGCCTGAAACCGGCCATAGACCGGGCCAAGCAGTTGGCGGATCAGCGCGACACGCACGTGCACTTCGGTAGCGGTCATGGCTGGGCCGTCCTGGGGCTGCAGCTGGTCTGCCATCATGATTTTGCGAATGCTGGCTTGCAGGCGCTCTTCGGCAGTGAACGCGACATTGAAGTCGGCACCGGTCAGCAATGGCTTCATGCTCTCCGTGCTGTTCGCTACGATGATGCGACGCGGCCCGACTTTGACGGTGCGCGGGTTGAGCACGCCGTCGTCTTCCGCTATCCACATGCCGGAAATAGCCAGGTCTTGCGCGGCCTTCTCCATGCGCTTGGTTTCGTTCAGCTCCTTGCAGTCGGGCAAGGCGTCGTACACGGGGCCGATGCCGTACGCACCGCCGGGGATCTTCATCCAGCGCGGCACGCATACCGGGAACTCATGGTAACCAGACTCGCGCACAATCTTTTTGCCGGTTACTTCCACGTTGAACGACGCAAAGCGCAGGTTCTTCGCCAGGCGCGCGTTAACGACGTAGTTGGTGCGGGGGAAGATGGCGTGCAAGAAATCAAACTTTTCGTCGGGCTTGTCCTTCGCGGCCTTGCGGATCTTCTCGCTGACAGCGTCGGCGCCGAACTCGGCAACTGCCTGTTCAGCCGTCAGCTGGTAGCAGCGGTAGATGGTGTCAACGATACCGTCTTTACGCGTCGAGGTGACATAGCACTGCGCCAGCGGCCACTGTTGGAACGTGTAGCCGCCCTCTTCCTTGTCTTCCTCGATGTACAGCGCGAACCAGCCCGCGCACACCACGTCGAGGTTTGCTTCGTAGCCCTCGGCGTCGAAATTGGCCGCGTGGATGTTCTCCCAGACCAGCGTTGCGCAGGTCGATAACCACGCTTTAGCGTCGTCCGGCAGTGATTCGCTGTCGAGATTCAGCCACTGTGCGTTAGCTGGCGTCATGCCAGACATGAGCGCGGAGGCCAGCATACGGGCGCTATCTGTCGCCGTGCCGTCCAACAGCTTGGCGACCTTGTGCTTAGCGCTTTGAGCGTCGAGAACCTCGTCGGAAAAGCCAGCGCCGCGCAGCGGATACGTGTAGTCGTAGCAATCACGCCAGACGCTTTCGTGCATCTGACGGTTGCCTTTGAGCGTGTTCACGCGTCTGATTAGCCGTACGGCGGTGTCATCCATCAATTAAGCCCCCAGGGTTGGCTTGCCTTGTGCGCCGCCGGCCAGCAGTGAATCGCCGGAGTCGGCTGCGCCTTGCGCTCCGCTTGCGAGCAGTGAAGAGCCTTTCTTGCGCTTTTTGCGCGAGGCGGCGTCTGCGTTTGAGGCTTTCGCTGCAGCGTCTGCCGCGTCCTCTGCTTCGGCCTGCGGGTCTTGCTGTACAACCTTTGGTGTTGATCCACACATGCTTAAATCCTCAATGCGGTACGTGCCAGCCGTGCTCGGTCAGCACCGGTGCGCCGGTGACCTTGCGGGCGCCGTCTTCGTTGTGAACCGCTGGTGCGGTTGGCGTGGTGGCCTGCTTCACCAGGGCGATAAAGTCGAGGCTATTGGTCAGCTGCTGGCCGTCCGGGGCAACGAAGCCCCGCCCCTCGAACGCCGAAATGATGGCGAAGCCCTGCGCGTTCAGCGCCGACAGCGCAGCATTGCGCGCCGTTACGTCAGGTGCAGCAGGCGCGCTCTCTGGTTCCGGCACCGTTGCGCCAGCAGTGGCCGCGTTCAGCTCCTGCGCCGTGTTCGCCTCTTTGGGGGTCTCTTCACCCGCAGCACCGCCGATCAGGTCGCTGTCGTCGTCCTGCGGCGTCTCCTGCCCTGGGGTTTCAATCTTGGTGTTTTTGCTACGTGCCATTGGAAATAGCTCCGTTCAGGATGGTACGCAGAGTGTCAAGCGGGGGCGTGTTCGAATTCTTGACTAAATAGATAATTGGGCGATTTTGGGCTGCATTTAACATAATGGGTCTTACGCGCACCGACGAAACAGCACTCGCGCAAAATGCGGGGTCAACGGCTCAAAAGTTAAAGTTTTCTCGGCGGAAATGCGGGGGATTTGATTACAACATTTTGTTAACAATTGACGGATCTGGGGGTTGGAGCAAATCCGTATGCTAACCCCGTATTTTTGGCAGTTTTCCCTATCGCTTCCGGTAGCGGCTGTAAGGCTCCTGGCTGTACGGTACCTGGTGCCCTTCGCGCTCCGTCACCAGCTCCCACAACCTGATAAGCGCTTCGCCTTCGGTGTAGCGCGGCTGGTTGCCCTGCTTCCAGTAGAACACTGTCGAGGGTGCGACGTCCAGGTGGTTAGCGATAACCCGCTGCGTCATGCCCGAGCGCTCTACGTCGGTGATGATCTTGAACCAATCCACGTGCATGGTGGCCTCCTGTTGGCGGTCTGCAAACGCGCGCACGCGCGAGGGTAGAGAGCGGTTTAATCTGGTTTCAGCCCCGTTTGCGCTTGCCGCTCGAAAGCGTTCCGCTAATTGTTCGATGTAACTTGCTAAAAACTGCGTGTTCGCCCTGTACCAGCCTGTACCCACCTGTACCAGCCATTTTGTAACCTTTCCTCTGAGCGGCCTATATATATAATGGGGTTTATAGCTTTAAGGTTGGTACAGTTGGTACAGTTGGTACAAGCCTTAAAATTCAATGTGTTAAAATGTACCAACCTAAGCCGCAAGGCTGGTACAGGTTGTTACACTGGCTCGAAAATCCTTGTCATTTTCCCTTCAACGCGTCGTTGAACGCGTCGATATCCGCAAGTTTGCAAAATTCCGCTGATTCGCATCTCTTCGCGCTTGCCGATGTTTTTAGGGTCGAGGTTCAACGCATCGCGTAACACATCCGTAGCGCGTAAAAATTCGCGGCTTCGCGGCGTCGCTTCCGTCATCATGTCGGGTTCGTCCAGCCAGCGCTCCACCGTCTCAAGCCACGCATCCTTAATCGTGTACTGTTCGTGCACGGTGGTCGCCAGGCGCTCCGCCTCGCGGAACTGGACGCCGCCCAATCGCTTATAGGTCTCGCGCGCCTCCGCCCACAGCTGCAGGACGTCAGCGTGTATCGCATCGACATTCACCTCGGTGACGCGTACCGGCAACCACCGGCGGTTACCCGTCTTGTCAGCGAGAAACTCGTCCTCGTTGGTGGTACCGATGAACACCAGCCGGCGCGGGAATTGGGTCGCAAACTCGCGGTATTTAGGGATCCAGTTTTCGTGCGTGCGGGTGATAAACGCCTTGATGGATTCCAGCTCACGGGTATTCAGGCCGCGCAGCTCCCCGATCTCGGCAACCAGCCGGCCGCGCATCTTGCGCGCGAGGTCGTCGTCTTTCTCCGCGAACGACACCTCAGTAAAGAACGCCGGGTCGGGCGACAACGCCGCCACGCCGCTGGACTTCTTAACGCCCTGCTCGCCCACCAGGATCGGCACCATATCCGCCTTGCAGCCGGGGGACAGCACGCGGCCGGCCAGCGCCGTCCACATATACAACGACACCGCGCGGGTGTATGCGCTGTCCTCGGTACCGAAGTGGGTGTGGTAGAAACGCTCTATGCGCGGCACGCCGTCCCAGCGCAAGCCATCCAGCCAGGTCATGGCACTGTCGAACGGCTGCTCGTCGGCGGCCAGCATAACGACGTCGCGGATCAGCTCGCGGCCAATAGGCTTGAAGCCGCGCCGTTCCATCGTGATGCGCAGGCGCGAGTAGTCCGGGTCGCCGAAAGACTGCCATTGGTCGGAATCCTCGGGCGCGAACATTATCTCGTCGCGGAACTGGTCGAAGCGGATCTGCAGACCGCAGAAATCGGGCCGCATTACCGCCTTGGCCGCGTTGTCGATGGTCGATTCTATCTGGCCGAACTTGTCGCGCTTGAACGTCGGCAGCGGCGCCGGCTCGCTCACCTCTACCGGCAGCGCCTCGAAATCGCTGTCGCGGAAACCAATCTCGTTGAGGTAGTCGCCGTCGTTCCGGTGGGCGCAGCTGGCGTGCAGGCACTTAAAGTGGCCCAATTCAAAACCAGCGGTACCGCCAGGGAAATAAACCGTTGATGTGGTGTCAGTGGCCGAACTGTGGCCGTCTTCGAACGGGCAGCGGATGTAACGCTCACCGCTGGCGCCGTAGTCCAGTGTCCAGCCGTTGGCGTCCAAGTAGTCGGCGACCTCGTCCGTTGCGTCGGGTGTGCTGACGCTGCGGTCACGTGCCCGCCCCACTCCCGCCTCGGTAGACGCCTCCACCGGCAGCACGTCGGCCAGCTGCGCCCACAGCGTTTCAAGCTGTTCCGGGGTAATAACGGGCGGCTCGTCCGGTAGCCCGCCCTCCCATTCGATACGGGCGCCGCTCGGGTGGGTACCGGCGACAACGGCCTGCTGACCGGCGGCCAACAGCTCAATGATGCCGTTATCGTCGGCCAGGCGGTGGATGCGTTTGCGGTAGTCGCCGTCGATGGCCAGCAGGTACAGGCATTTGTTGCTGTTCGCCCGGTACCGGCGCGGCGGCGGCGTGCCGAGCAGGGTCAGCAGCACATCGCGCACACTGTCCTGAATTGCAGGCACATCGCTGTCGCAGTCCAGCGCCAACCAACCATGCCCGGTACGTACGCAGATCCCGTAATCGGGTTCGGCAGACCAGCGGGTCAGATCGCTATCGGTGATAACGCGTTCCGCCCACTGGCTAACGCCGGCGGCCTGGCGATCACGGTTATAACGGCTCGGGGTCTTACCCAGCGCTTTAAGCTTACTATTCGGGGAGATCGTCGCTTCGGGGTTGCACACCACCGGCAGCAGGTTGTCACTGCGGCCGAGTATCAGGTCGAAGTGAAACCACTCGTCAGGCGTCGCCCCCCAGTTATTGTTCTCGGGCATAGGTTACGCCTTTTCTGCGAGTGACTGTTTTTGTACCTTCTCATGCAGCGCGCGGAGCGCTGTAGCAACTGATACTCGCGGGTCAGCTAATTTACCCGTAAGAATGCGACTGATCGATGCCTGACTAATTCCAGTCTCGCGGCGGATGTCGAGTTGAGTCATGCCTGAAGCGATAAGAGACTGCACGACTTCTCTGGGTGTTAAGGTTTGCATGGTGATGCCCTCACTGCACTTTGAATTCAATATTGGATTTAATCTTAATTCACATATGAATTCAACGCCAGTGTAGAATATTCAATATAGAATAAATCGCCTCGACTTAAAAAACTTTAGAGGTACGTCCATGACTCACACAACACATCGCATCATCACCAACATCCAGCACTTAATGCAGAAGCACAACATTGCCACTGTGGCAGACCTTGCCAAGCTGATTAAGATCCCTCAGCCAACATTCCATCGCCTGATGTCAGGGGACAACCAAGACCCCAAGTATGCGATGCTAAAACGCGTGGCCGACTACTTTAAAATCACCGTATCAGACCTGGTGGAACAGGATTTAGTGCTCTGGCCTGGAAGCGCAGATAGCACCACCAGCACACAGGTAAACGTAAACCGAGTTCCGGTAATGGGTAGCGCACAGTTGGGTAGCGAGGGGCATTGGGTAGCCTTGGAAAATGGTGATGGGTTTATCAGCTGGCCTTCGAATGACCCCGACGCTTTCGCGCTACGTTGCAAAGGCGACTCGATGAAACCCCGAATTAAAGACGGGGAATATGTAGTAGTGGAACCGAACCATGAATTTTTCCCTGGCGATGAGGTGCTGTTGGTCACTAAAGACGAACAGGTTATGGTGAAAACATTCCTCTATAAGCGCGACGGCGCCGTACTCGTCATGTCGGTGAACGAAGAACACCCGCCGTTACGTTTCCCCGAAAACGAGGTTGTTCGAATCGAATACGTCGCCGGGATCGCCAAACCTTCCCTCCTCGTTCACTACTGATTAACCCCCTTCCCACAGTACCGCCCGCACCGAGGCGGTAAATTTTTACAAGTTTAAATTCATTTTTGAATTGACATAAAATCCATGCTTGGTTATAAATTCATTACTGAATTCCAATATCGAATTCAAAACCGATAGTCGAACGGCGCGACTTTAAACCATGCGTCGGAACCGCGGCGGGGCTAGGAGCCGGCAATGCGGGGCAAAGTGAACTTATCAAGCGTCCTGCGGGGCGCTTCATTAAGACCACTACACAGCAGAGGGTTACACGATGAGCAAGACCGCAATTAATGCACTGACCGAAGCAGCTCACATCGCGAAATGCAGTTCTGGTTTCCTGACCAGTTTCCTCATCGACCAGGCTTTTCGCAAAACAGGTAAATGGCGCAATGCGGACGCGCTGGCAGCTCTGATTATCAACAGCGTCGCTAACGCCTTCCAGTGCGAAGCAAGCGACACGTTCGAGGACAACCTTTTTGGTGGTATGGCTGACGCCATCGAAACATATGTACAGTCAAATATGGACAGTTGGGACGGTACCCAATGGACAAATAAAGATCTCACTGCCGAACTAATGCGGCTGGCAGAAATGGTAGAAAAGAACGCTATTTTTGAGGCGCACACCGAAGCGCTGGTGCTTAACAGCCGATTGGACGCGGCGAAAAAGACCGTTTTAGGTAAGGTCGTTTCGGGCGTAACCAAGCGTGCGGAGTCCTACGGCCGTTTTCATGTTGGCCGCTACGTCTCACATATCAGTATTGATTGCGCGAAAAGCTATGGCGGAGCGCTGTCAACAAGCGACATGAAGTATGGGTGCTACTCAGTCACTGCGTTTAATCGATAACCACTCCCCACCGCGCCCTACGGGGCGCATAGCAGGATCGCCACAATGAAATCCCTACATTTCAGCCATTCAGGCGTAAGCGGCTGCGCGGAAGTATCCGGCGCCACCGTGTTCGTGCGCTACGCCGGCACCAGATTCCACCTGTCGGCCGCCAAAGACGGCCTGCGCAAAAAGATCATGGCCGAGCTGGCAAAAGCCGGCCTGCTGCCGAAAACCATCCGATCGTGAGGTTATGCAATGGCATCTACCGTAATCGTGAAGTGCAAATGCTGTCCTGACGAGTTCACCGATCGTATTGCCGATCGTAAAAGAGGTTGGGCGCAGTTTTGCAGTAAATCTTGTGCTGCATATTGGAAAGCCTACGGCAAGCGCCGAGGCCACCAATCAGTCGAAATGCGGGAGGCTGCGCTCACACGAAATAATATCGAACGCGCGCAACGCGAGGAGTCACGGGAAGAACCCCGCGAATTTGTATATGTAAATGGCTTCGGTCCTTGGGACGACCACAAAGACCGTTAGCCCCCTGAATCATCCATTGCTGTGTGTGTGTGTGTAGTCTTTGCCCGCTTCGTGCGGGCTTTTTTCTATCTGAAAGCGCATCCGGCTAACCGCTATGCCTCGCCCGCTGGCGGCGGGTGCGTTCTCAGATAGCAAAAGGAGCCTACCCCATGAATTCCTTAAAACAGATGCAACACCGTCACCGTGTGACTGGTGCGGATTTTCACACCCCGAAAACGCGCGGCCTGCTCGTCCCCGCAGCGCTGCTTTTACTGGCAACTTTCATTCTCCTTGTAGCGAGGTAAACATGAGCCTGGAATCAAATCTCGAGTTAAACAACAAGCTGGTCGCCGAGCAGAACACGCTGCTGTCCCAGCTGCTGGCGGCGCTGGCCGGCGGCAAAACCTTCACCCCTGACACCCCGCCGCAGCCAAAAGCAGAAAGCGCCGGTAAGCCGCCGCGCAAGGGGCCGTTCTACTGGAAGCATGTAGACGGCGATGCCGTCGGCACAGTAACCACAGAAGCAGAACTGCAACATGTGCTGGCGGATGCCGAACGACAAGGCACGTCATGCGCGGAGATCAACAAGGTCGAGTATCTGCAGCTGAAAGAAGAGGCAGATAAATCGGCAACGGCCAAGCCGCCTTCTCTGGAAGATCAGCCGCTGCCGGTAGCCGTGGCGCTGGCGGCGCTGTACGGCGATAAAGCCCGCGCGCTGACCGCCGAGCAGTTGGCGGCCGCCATCCACATCACTGAAACGATGGACGGCAAAGAGCGTGACGAGCAGATCGACGCCCTCACAATGGCGCTGAAAGGTGTGGAGCGTGCACGGAAGTTGCACGGCGCCGGCGTGTTCGAACTGGCGCTGCAGCTGGTCGAGCACTGGGACTCGCTGCCAGGTATCACCGAGCGCCGCGCATATGCCGAGCTGCTGCTCGACACGCCGAAGGAAAAACGCGCTGACGTGAAGCCGGCCAAGCCTAAAGCTGAAAAGCCGAAAGACACCGAAAGCGAGCCAGCAGCCGAAGACCCTAAAGCGCTTTTCTCCAAGGCTGAAAAGCTGATCCTGACGCTGGCAAAAGGCGGCTACCGTAGCGAAGCCGTGCAAATCCTTGCCGACCACAACGCGAAGAAACTGGGCGAAGTCGCACCGGAAGACCTCCCGTCTGTGATTGCTGCGGCAGAGAAAGCACTGGAGGGGTAATCGTGAAACCTGGAATTTATTTAGATATCAGCAACGAAGATTATCACGCTGGTGAGGGTGTGAGTAAATCACAGCTCGATCTGCTGGCGAAATCTCCTGCACTTTTGACGTGGGTAAAACAAGCGCCAGAAGATGAAGAAAAGAAAGCGGCTTTGGACATGGGCACCGCATTGCATTGCCTGCTGTTAGAACCGGATGAATTCGAAAAGCGGTTCATCATCGCGCCGGAGTTTAACCGACGCACGAATGCAGGCAAGGAAGCCGAAGCAGAGTTCTTGAAGGACTGTGAGCAGACCGGCAAAACGGTAATGACCGCAGAAGAGGGTCGTAAGTTACGCCTTATGCGCGAAAGTGCAATGGCACACCCGGTAGCCAAATGGATGCTGGAGGCTCACGGGCATTGTGAAGTCTCGATGTACTGGAACGATGAAAGCACTGGTGAACTTTGCCGCATCCGCCCGGATAAGTGGCTCCCCGATCACCGAATAATCATAGACGTGAAGAAAGTCGCGGACATGGACCGGTTTGCAAGACACGTCGATGAATTTCGTTACCACGTACAAAACGCCATGTATTGCGAAGGCGCGTTACGAACAACGGGGGAACAACATAGTTTTGTTTTCCTTGCCGTGAGTGAAAGTATCGACTGCGGCCGCTACCCCGTTCGAGTATTCGAATTGGATCCACATGATGCCGCAGCCGGAAATGCTCTATTCAGACGCGATTTAAATACTTATCACCGTTGCCGTCAGTCGGATGAATGGCGCGGCATAGAAACACTTAAACGCCCCGACTGGGCGCGCAAGCAGGACAAGGAAATTATGGATATCGAGGAGCAAAATGCACAAAGCCAAGTACTCGAAGACTTCGAAGTGATTTCTACCCCCCTTGACCTTCCGGTAGCTGATTTTCTGGAAAAGGTTCCCCTGCTGACTCCTGAGCAATTAGCAGAAGTATTCAGCCACGTTGACCGTATCGAGGCAGTTTGCGAAGCCGTTCGGTACAGAGTGGGCAACGCTTTAAAAAGTGGGCAGATGATACCTGGCTTTAAGCTGGTAGCCCCCTCTTCAAGCGATCCAGAATGGAGCAATACCGCGGAAGCTGAAGAACTTTTGAAGTCTTTCAGACTTAAGCAGGACCAGATGTACAACCAAACAGTGATAACCCCATCACAGGCGGAAGAACTGCTTAAGAAAGACAGTCCGCGCCGCTGGACAAAAGTTGAAGCATTAATCACTCACGCCGAAGGGGAACCTATCGTAGCGCCGGAGTCCGACCCTCGTCCCGCGATGAATATCAAACCTGAAAACGATTTTAATGACGTATCCGACGATGCGTTCGCTGAATCCCTCATTTAAGGAAACCACTATGAAAGTTAAATTGAAAAACGTCCGCCTGGCCTTCCCAGACCTGTTCGAAGCAAAACAGTTTGATGGTGAGGGCGATTTCAAATTCAGCGCCACGTTCCTGATCCCGAAAGACCACCCGGTCAACAAAGAGATCGAGGCGGCAATCCTCAAGGTTGCAAAAGACAAGTGGGGCGCCAAGGCAGAATCGGCACTCACCGCCATGCGCGGCAACCCGCAGCGCTTCGGCTACCGTGACGGCGCAGAAAAGCCGGATTACGACGGCTACGACGGCAACATGTACATCCGCGCCAGCAACAAGGCCCGCCCGCTGGTACTCGACCGAGACCTGTCACCGCTGACCGCCGCCGACGGTAAGCCTTATTCAGGCTGCTTCGTCAACGCAACCATCACCATCTACGCCTACGAGAACAAGGGCAAAGGCATCAGCGCATCGCTGGGCGGCGTCCAGTTCTTCCGCGATGGCGACGCCTTCGCAGGCGGCGGCGTGGCAAGCGTTGACGACTTCGACGAAATCACCGACGGCGCAGACGCCGAGCTGATTTAACCCCCTTCTCACCCGGCCGCGCGCCGGGTGCTTTGGATAGTGGGCGTTTGCCTATTACCCAAAGCACTTAAAAATAAAATCAAGATGCGTTATTAGCCTCTTTTCTTTTAATTGAGTTAATCGCACTTTCATATAGCTCTTTAGATTTCTTTTCGATTATCCCGTCGTATTCATTCAATTTAAAGTGCTTGAATAACTTCAAAGCAATATTGTTTTTTAAGGCTATTCGCTTTTGTACTATTTCCATACGGTCTACATGAAAACTTCTGGAGCACTCAAGAGTCTCAAACTCTTTTTGCGATACTATTTTTCCATCGATAGAAAATTCGGGAACTCCACCGCCAAGAGGGTACTTAATCTCCGCCGTTTTGTTATACAAATAATTTAAGTGCGCTCGATCACTTTCCAACACTATTAAATCCCTCCAGAATTGTTCATCTAGAAGATATTTATTAACGAATTTTATTAATAAATAATCTCTAGCAATCAAAGCAAACGGCATTAATACGTAAACACCTAAAAAACCCAAACAAGCTGTGATTACAGACCCTAACGACAGCGTTAATTCCATTTTGTAACTCCAAAGGTTAAATATGCCTACTATACTTTGGCTTGACCTAGAAACCTACAGTACTATCCCGATCCGTAACGGCACCCACGCCTATGCTGAAGGCGTCGAGGTAATGTTATTCGCTTGGGCTATCAACGACGGTCCCGTCAGCGTGCACGATTTCACCTTAGGCTGTTCTCTGCACGGTGACAAGTGGCTGCCTTTCGACCTCGAGCAAGCACTCAAAGATGAAAGCGTACTGATTTACGCGCACAACAGCCATTTCGACCGCACAATGTTGCGCCACGCACTGCAACACCATCTACCTGGTGTCATGGCTGGCGGCGTTGAGCGCTGGCGCGACACTATGGTGCAGGCGCTGGCGCACGGCCTGCCTGGCGCACTGGGCGCGCTCTGTGATGTGCTGAACATTCCACAGGACAAAGCGAAGGATAAAGAAGGTAAAGCGCTGATCCAGCTGTTTTGCAAACCGCGTCCGAAGAACAACAAACTGCGGCGCGCCACCCGCAAAACCCACCCGGAAGAGTGGCGCCGGTTCGTGGCCTACGCCGGGAACGATATCGAGGCCATGCGCGAAGTACATAAGCGCCTGCCGAAGTGGAATTACCAGGGCGCTGAGCTGGCGCTGTGGCATCGTGATCAGCAGATTAACGACCGCGGCGTATGCATGGACGTCGACCTTGCAGAAGCGGCGATCATCGCTGTGGAGCAAGAACAAAAACGGTTGGCGAAGCGTACTCAGGTAATGACCGACGGTGAAGTACAGGCCGCCACGCAGCGCGATGCCCTGATAAAACACATCGTGGAATCCTACGGCGTGGAACTGCCGGACATGCAAAAAAGCACGCTCGAACGGCGTATCGCCGACCCGGATTTACCGCCGGCGGTTAAAGAACTGCTGGCTATCCGGCTGCAGGCGAGCACAACCAGCACCAGCAAATATAAAGCGCTGATGCGGGGCGTCAGCAGCGACGGCCGGCTGCGCGGAACGCTGCAGTTCTGCGGCGCGTCTCGTACCGGCCGCTGGGCGGGCCGCCTGTTCCAACCCCAGAACCTCCCCCGACCGTCGCTTAAACAGGACGATATAGCCGCGGGTATCGAGGCTATCAAAGCAGGTTGCGCCGATCTGCTGTACGACGTGATGCCGCTAACCAGTTCCGCGATACGTGGCTGCATCCAGGCGCCACCAGGTAAAAAGCTGGTCGTCAGCGACTTGTCAAACATCGAGGGCCGCTTCTTGGCCTGGCTAGCCGGCGAGGAATGGAAGCTGCAGGCGTTCCGGGATTACGACACGTTTGTGTATGACGCAAACGGCGATCGTATTTGGGACCCACTGGCGAAAGACTACAAGCGCGTTGGCGCGGACCTCTACAAGCTGGCCTATGCGCGAGCGTTCAACATATCCCCCGACGACGTCACCAAGCACCAGCGCCAGATCGGTAAGGTGATGGAGCTGGGCCTCGGATATGGCGGCGGCGTCGCAGCATTCGTTACCTTCGCGCTGGTCTACGGTCTTGATCTGGAAGAGTTGGCCGACGCTGCGCTGCCGAATATCCCGCTCAATATTCAGCGAGAAGCACGCAGTTGGTGGCGCAAGTCCGTAGAGACGAAACGCACCTACGGCTTGAGCGAACGCGTGTTCATCACATGCGATTCGCTTAAACGGCTGTGGCGCAACGCGCACCCGGCCACCGTGTCGTTCTGGTCGGAACTGGAGACGACAGTACGCCGCGCCATTGGCTCCCCGAAAAATACGTTCGTTTGCCGGCGGCTCAAGGTTCGCCGCGATGGTGCCTGGCTGCGCATCGTTCTGCCTTCCGGGCGGGCTATCTGCTACCCATCCCCAGGCATCAAAGACGGCAAGATCACGTACATGGGCGTCAACCAGTACAGCCGCAAATGGCAGCGCCTTGGCACGTACGGCGGGAAGCTGGTCGAGAACGTAACACAGGGCGGCTCGCGCGATGTACTGGCCGACAACATGCCCCACATAGAAACCGCCGGCTATGACATTGTGCTGACCGTGCACGATGAAGATATCACCGAAGCGCCGGACACCCCCGAGTACAACGCCGAGGCGTTATCCGCCTTGCTCGCCACTAACCCCGAATGGGCCGAAGGTTTGCCGCTCAACGCGGCCGGCTTTGAGGCTTACCGCTACAGAAAGGATGATTAACTGTATGTCAGATAATGTGAAGTACTACGACTATTTCAAAGTAGAAGGCCCGGCAGTAAAAGCACTGATTAAGAGCTTTGAAGCCATCGGCAACCAGCGTAAAGACATCATCAACAAGCTGCGGGATGAATTCGGTGCCATCGGACACACCACATCCGCGGGCTTCGGGGATAAGGGTAGCCGCGTCCAAAACCTGGCTTGGGATGCAGAGTATGAATTTCCGTGTCAGGTAACAATTAAACGCAATGACTATGTGGACGGGAAATGCATCACCATCGCCAGGGGGAAAGGGAATACCAAAGACGGGCGAGAGTTTAATAAAAAGCTGGATGCGGCGATAACCAAAGCAAATAAGGCACTTTCAGACCTGCCACCTTGGCAAAAATTCATCATCGACCATTACGGCATTATGCGTACCGGCTTCGGGCCTGGAACATCCAGAGGTATTCCAATGCTGAGTACCTATGGTGGCAGCTGCCCAGGCCGCGATGATTGCCTGCTGTTTGCAGTCCCCAACACGAAAGATCGTGAGGGTGAAGCAAGGCATGGTGATGTCGTCATCCCTGGCGACTTTCAAAAGCTGACTTACGGCCAATTCTACGACTTGGCACACAGCGAGGGGAAATAGCCCATGAAACTACACATCCACATGAGAACCATTGCACTTTTTTGTATGTGGCTAATGATCACCAGCGCAGAACTGGCGCTGGCTCGTTATCTCGGCGGCTTCATCGTATTCAACTGGATCATCAGCGCCGGCCTCCTGACATTCATCACTGAGTATATCGCCAACCGAAAGCGCGGTGACGAGGATAGCTGGGGCGGGTTATGACGACAGTACGCGAAAGCGCTATCGAAAAGCACCTGCGCGTCGAGGTGCGTAAAGCCGGCGGCGTGGCCTACAAGTTTATCTCGCCGGGGGTGCGTGGCGTACCCGACCGCGTTGTGCTGCTGCCCGGCGGCCGCATTGTCTTCGTCGAGTGCAAAGCACCGGGCGAGAAACCACGGCCTGATCAACTGCGCTGCCACGCCAAGCTGCACGCGCTGGGCTTCGACGTGGTGGTGCTGGACAGTAAAAATCTGGAGGGAATTCTGTGAATGCAAGTAATTAAATCCCCTGCCCTTCGATACCACGGGTCTAAATTCAGACTCGCTAACTGGATCATTAATTTTTTCCCGCAACATAAAACTTATATTGAACCCTACGGCGGCGGCGCCGGGGTGTTATTAAGGAAGCCACGCAGCTATGCCGAAATATACAACGATATCGACGAGGATATTGTTAATTTCTTTAAAGTGATACGCGACCCCCTGCTAAATACTCAGCTACGCAATATGTGTGCGCTGACCCCCTACGCTCGTTCAGAGTTCAAATCTGCATTAACTGAATCCTCGGACCCCGTTGAGCGCGCCCGCAAGACCGCTGTTCGGGCGATGATGGGCTTCGGTTCTGCGGGCGCCACCCAAAAAGATAACGGTTTTAGCATCGATGCAAAGCGTAAGTACAAAACGGTGATGGATGTATGGGCTACGTATCCCGATCGGTTAGCCGTTATAGGGGAGCGCTTTACAGGGGTTCTAATCGAGAACCGCCCCGCGATACAGGTAATGCTTCAGCACGACGACGTGGATACCCTGCATAATGTAGACCCCCCGTACCTACCTTCTACGCGAGATAGAAACGGGAATCGCAGGTACCGACATGAAATGTCAGAGGAGGACCACGTCGCTTTACTTCGCAGCCTGAGGGATCTGGAAGGGTATGTAGTGCTGTCGGGCTACGATTCAGACCTCTACAATGATTTGCTTCCTGAATGGTACAAATCGAAAACAAAATCGCGGATATCTGCTGGTCGAGGCACAAAGGTAAATATCGAGTGCGTTTGGTTGAATCCGCAATGTGAGGAGCAATTAGCACGTGACCTCATCTAAACTTTTCACCCCCCGCCCCTATCAAAACCTCATTATCAACCATCTGCTCGATACTCCCCGCTCAAACGTCTGGGCCGGCATGGGTATGGGTAAAACAGTGGCAACGCTCACCGGTCTGGAAGATTTGTTTATGGCCGGCAGCGAAACCCAGCCTGTTCTTGTGCTGGCGCCGCTGCGTGTTGCTGCGAGCACCTGGCCGGACGAGGTGGCGAAATGGGGGCACTTACGCAATATCGAAATGCAGCCAATTGTCGGCAGCGCCAAAGAACGCGCCACGGCGCTGATGAACCCGAACGCCAGCGTGTTCACTATCAACTACGACAATCTGGTGTGGCTGGTCGATCAGCTCGGCGGCCGCTGGCCGTTCGGCACTGTCATAGCCGACGAAAGCACCCGGCTGAAATCGTTCCGCCTGCGGCAAGGCGGCAAGCGCGCGGCAGCACTGGCAAAAGTTGCACATAAGCACGTGCGCCGCTGGGTGAACCTCACCGGTACGCCGGCACCAAACGGCCTTATCGACCTGTGGGGGCAGGCTTGGTTCGTTGACCAGGGTCAGCGCCTCGGCCGAACGTACGGCGCCTTTACCGGTCGCTGGTTCAACAGCATCCAGTTCCCCGGCCAGCAGTGGACGAAACTCGAAGCCCGGCCCCACGCGCAGGAGCAGATGCAGGCGGCGCTGAGCGACGTAACAATATCGCTGGATGCCGCGGACTGGTTCGATATCGACGAGCCGATACACAACGTGATCCGCGTTCCCCTTCCGCCCAAAGCGCGCAGCCAGTATCTGGCGATGGAAAAGGAAATGTTCCTCGAGCTGGACGGCTCCGACGTCGAAGCGCTGAACGCAGCGGCCAAGACCGTTAAGTGCCTGCAGATCGCCAGCGGCGCGATCTACACCGACGACACTGGCGCATGGAGTGAGGTGCACGACGCTAAGCTGCAAGCTTTGGACAGCATCTTGAACGAGTCCGGCGGCATGCCGGTGCTGGTCGCCTACCACTTCAAAAGTGACCTGGCGCGCCTGCTAAAAGCGTTTCCCAAAGGGCGCCAACTGGACGCCGACCCGCAGACAATCCGCGACTGGAACGCTGGCAAAATCCCCGTAATGTTTGCGCACCCGGCCAGCGCTGGCCACGGCCTGAACCTGCAGGACGGCGGCAACATTCTGGTGTTCTTCTCGCACTGGTGGGACTTGGAGCAGTACCAGCAGATCATTGAGCGCATCGGGCCGACGCGCCAGGCGCAAGCCGGCCACAACCGACCAGTCTGGATACACCACATCATCGCCACCGACACCACCGACGAAATGGTGATGGAACGGCGCAACTCAAAACGTGAAGTGCAGGACATTCTGCTCGAAGCAATGAAAAAGAGAGGGCTATCATGACACCCATTATTTCCGACTCCGATATGCTGACACTGAAAGAAGTGATCCAATCCGTGGGGCATAAAAAAACTTTTATCTACGATCGGATGCGTAAAGGCGAATTCCCCGCGCCAAAAAAATTAGGCTCCAGAACGTCGCGATGGATGCGGCGCGACGTTGAAGCCTGGAAAAAGCAATATCTTTAAATTAGTCGCAGTTGGTCAATATAATCCGCGTACCACTGAACCATTTCTCTACGCCCCTCCAAATATAGGGCATGGTTGTAAACACCACGTATTTTATTCTCGTCGGCATGAGCTATCTGCATTTCCACCCAATCCGAGTTAAACCCGTGGTCATTTAGTATCGTGCTAAATGTGTGTCTAAAACCGTGCCCTACTACCCGCCCCTGATACCCCAATACATGTATCATCTTGTTTATTGTGTTCCCGCTCATTACTTTTGACGGGTCATTTCGCCCCGGGAACATATTCGCAAATCGCCCTGTTAATTTGTGCAGTTCCTTAAGCAACGCTACCAACTGACTGGATAACGGGACCAAATGCGGCCGGTCCATTTTCATAAACTCCGCCGGTATTTCCCATAAAGCGTTATCGAAATCCACCCATTCCCATTTTGAATGCCGAAGTTCATACGTCCGTAACCCTGCCAACATCATGATTTGCACACCTAACCGAGGGAGCGGACTGCCGGGGTATTTGTCCACCGCTGCGAGGAATTCAGGCAACTCCTCGGCAGTAAGGAACGGGTGCGGACCACCTTCGTGCCCTTCCATTGCACTATTCAGTTCACCAACAGGGTTGTATTTTGCCCGGCCAGTAGCGACCGCATACCGGAAAACCTCCCCGCACCACCGCCGGGTTTTTGCTGCTTTCTCCGTCGCGCCGCGGTTCTCGATTTTACGCAGCGGTTTCAGCATCTGGATCGGCTCGATTTCGGCAACCGGCAAGCCACCCACGGCGGGGAAAATATCTTTGTTGAAGGCTTCGAGAATGTCAGACGCATACCCAGGAGACCAGCGCGGCGTTTTAAACTCATGCCACTCCATCGCCATTTCTCGAAATGTGATAGCCTTGGCCGCGTTCGCCTCGTTGCTGTAGTTCTTCGCCTTTACCGGGTCAACACCGGCAGCAACATTGCGCCGTGCTTCGTCGCGCTTTTCGCGCGCGGCAGCCAGGGACACCGCCGGGAATACGCCGATCGCTAACATCTTCTCCCGGCCAGCGAACGTGTACCGGTAGCGCCAATATTTCGCCCCGGAGGTTTTAACCAACAAGAACAGACCGTTGCCGTCCGGTAATTTGTAATCTTTCTCTTTAGGCTTGGCCGTCTCGACCTGCCGCGCATTCAGTTTCATCAGGTACCCGCCTCAAACTTGGATACCCGCATATGTACCCGTTTTGGACGCGGATTGCAACGAACCAAGGCGAACCACAGCGAACCTATGAAAAACATATCTCATGGATTTATAAGGAAAAACGAACCACAACGAACGTCTGCGAACTTTTTGATGGTGCCGATAATAGGAGTCGAACCTACGACCTTCGCATTACGAATGCGCTGCTCTACCAACTGAGCTATATCGGCTTTGAGGGGGTGGATCTGCGGGGCAGATCGGCGTGCGTTGAACAACTTATGCAAAAGCCGGCGATGAGTCAATAG